ATTGATTACATCGAGATTGGCACATTGACCGGAAACAGCGCCAACGCGGTTCTAATGACCGGGAAGGTGCGGCGCGCTGTGCTGGTTGACGACTTTTCGCTGATCTACCAGGGACGAACGCAAACGAAGAAGATGGTCGAGGAACGATTGGCGCAATACGATGGAAAGTTTGAAGTGATGCAGGGCGACAGCCGCAAGATCGTGCGAAACCTTACAGAGACTTTCGACATAGGTTTCGTTGACGGCGACCACTCTGAGGACAGTTGTCGGATCGACATGGAAAATATGTGGCCGCGCATCAATGATGGCGGAATCATGTTCATTCACGACGTCGGAAACAAACCGTTCACATACCTCTTGCCGATTGTATCGGCGTTCGTGCGCGATAATAATCTCAATATGAAATTGCACAGTGTATCCGATGGACTCGCGGAGTTGACAAAATGACCTGGGAAGTTCTAACAACCGAAGACGTTCTAGCGCAGTTCACGATTGCCGAGGCATCAGCAATCCGTTCACTTCAAGGCAGCGGCAGTGGTTCAGGTTTTCCGTTCGAGAACATCGACGCTAAGGTGATTCGCGTAATTGACGAAGTGCGCGGCTACATCACCGCCGGCGGGTATGCGCTGGACACGACAAGCGATCCTCGCACAATTCCGATTTCACTTTTTGAAGATGCAATAGCAATCGTTCGTTGGCGCATCCTGATTGCGCTGCCGTCATTCAGGCAGCTTCAGACCGAAGAACGTAAACAGGCTTTCGAGGATGCGCTTAAAAAGTTGGACCTTATCAGACAGCAGAAGTTTGTAATCGATCCTCCAACTCCTTCGACGCTTTCGGGTTTCGGACTGTGGAACAGTGAAAACAAAATTATCATGCGAACGCATCCGGTTCCGAGGCCCGGCGATCAATTCCTGCCGCAAATCAATACCTACTCTAATCCGAACGCGCCGGCAGACACCTCGACTACGTTGAACAGCGGATTACTGGTGATCGGCACGACATACCGAATCGTGCTTTACGTGACCGGCGACGATTTCACTAATGTCGGCGGAACGAATTCAACCGGGATTGTTTTCGTTGCGACCGGCACGACGCCGACCGTTTGGACTAACGGTTCACAACTGCAAACGCAATGATTGCCGAAAAGTTTAATCCAATCGAGCGAGCGTTGATCGCAGCGGCGCAGATGGCGCCGTCGCAGTCGCGCCAGATCATCAAACTGATTTGCGAATCTGGCATGACAATGACGAAGCCCGTTGAATCAAAAGTCAGCGTGGAGGGTGCAGCGCATTACGAGAAGCGACGAAAATTCATCGACCGCATGAAATCAGCAACTGACCGGGTGATTGATTATGCCAAACACGAAACGCTCCGAAATGTTGAAAAGCATTTTCGAGATAATCCTGGCATTGCTTCATCCGAAGGCGATCAACCGGACTCGCTCGCCAAACGCCTTACGTTCGACCCGGCACAAACGGCAGATGAATTACCACATGCTCTAAAAGAAGTGCAACTGGCCGCGCTCACAAGCGCAGGACAGGGGCTTTTTGATGAGGTTGGCAACGATAATCCGTTTAAGTTGACCGACAAGCAGGCGTTGAACTTCGTTAAGCAGCGCGAAAACCTTCTGTCGAACGTTCCGGATGAGATTCACCAAACGATCATGCAGACGATCCAACAGGGACTCGAAGCTGGCGACGGTCGCCGGCAATTGATGCAACGAATCTCCGCGGCATTCGATGAGATTGGGAAAAGTCGCGCGGAAACGATTGCGAACACTGAAACCGCGGCAGCGTTCAATTACGCCCGCGAAAAGGCTATGCGCAAAGCAGGCGTTACACACAAGAAATGGCTGCACAGTCAATCTCCGATCATCAAAGAACCGCGCCCGACGCATGTTGAAGCTGACGGTCAGGTGCGCCCGATCGACGAACCGTTCGACATTGGCGGCGTGCCGATGCAGCGTCCCGGCGACGAATCAGCGGGGCCAGAGGAAATTATCAACTGCCATTGCGTGGCTATTCCTGTGGAGGAACCGAAATGAGAATGGCGCATCATCTTTCGACAATGCGCCATTCGTGTGCTTACTTGCCTTCAGGCCAATCATTGGCCTCAAAGGCGCGTTGGAGTGTGTATGAATCCTGTGTCAGTCGTAACCTGACTAGGTATTCTCCCCAACGTTGGATTGCATGGATTAGTGGAGTGTTTTTCGGGTCATTGATTTCGTCATGTCCCCATAACTTAACCACTCGCTGCCATGCATCCCATTCTTCTTGCATTTGGTCTTTCAAAGAACTCACCTCCTTTCTTTTAAGGATGCATAAATATACCATATCTGTTTTTGAGAACTGCCTTAATTCGTTAGGTTTTGAGCCAATCCTCCTAGCAAGAAAAAATAATTTGACACGATTTTGAGCGCGACAATCACAATCCAACTTTCACCTTCTGCGATTGCACTCGCCGATAAGTTTCGCGCCATGCCGCAGCAATTCCCGCAATCCGTGAAACGCGGCATGGATAAAGCTTTGCAGATTGTAGCTGGCCGGATTCAGGAGCAACGCCTCACCGGACGCGGCCCATTCCCGGCAACCCTTCACCGACTGGGAGAACGAACCGGCCAGCTCAAACTTCGGACACGAGCAACCGAGGCGGTCGTTTCGACGACAGGCGATCAAACTACGGTGACCGGCGCAATCGGGTCGCCTGTCTTTTATGCTTCGTTTCAAGAGTTCGGAACGAAGAATCTCCCGGAGCGAGCTCCATTCCGAACGGGAATCAGTGAGAACACGCAATATATCAGCGAGACAATTGAGGCTGAAGTAATGGCAAGTCTGAAAGCATGAAATCTCTGCCGAACGTGACCTTGATTTCGTACGACAACTCGAAAGCCTGCGACTCAAATGATCACTGACCCGCAAAACGTTTTCGAACTGCTACAGAATGATGTAGCCGCAAAGCTGATCGCCACATCACCATTCAACACAATCCAGATGCCGGATGGTTCACCGTTCAACGTGCTGACTGAGGATGAGGGCGATATTCAGTTTGAGTTCGACGCAATGATTGCGCAGCTCGGACTTGCGATTGTAGTTCATGCTCCTACCGGCGAAGTTGCACAGCCGGACATCGGAGGGACGAAGGTCGTGGATGGAGTTACCTACCTGGTGCCACTAATTACTAAACTCGGATTTGATGTCTGGATTAGCGAAGCACCGGAGTTCAATCGCAGCGCAAACGGAACAGGTCTGAGGCTCACAAAAGCAATGACAATGGTCATGGGAATCCTGCACGGGTTTCAGCCGTCGTCAGTCGGAACGCCGATTTACCTGGACTCATTCAAAACCGAACGCGAACGCACTTATATGAACGATCAGGACAAAATTGGAACGCTCGTCGTTTCACGCATCTGTCACTTTATCACTCCGCAGGTTGCGGCAGAGATAACAACATAAGAAAGAAAACCAAATATGTCAGTACCTCTAAGAATCACCGGACCCGCGGTCGTCGTCTTTAACGGGCAAACTTACTACTTCCAAGATGGTCTTAAAGGATCACTGAAGCGCAATACTGAGAACATCACGGTTGACAACTTCGGCGCAATTGCTGCCGTTGCGAAAAACTTCGTTGTCGAGTTTACGGGCAAACCAGCCGGACTTCTCGATGCTGCATATCTCGGATCAATGTTCCCCGATGCACGCAACTTGCACGGTTCATCTGTCTTTGGTTCAACCGATTTGCCACTGATAGTTTGGGCGCAACACCCGTTTAGCGGTTCCGATCTGAATAAAGTCACGTGGGCTAGAGGTGCAATTTCAAAGTCTCCCACGTTGCTTTGCTCTGCTACTCGCGGACAGATCATCGGAGGAGAAATCACGTTCACGGCACTAATGGCCAGCGACTTTGACCTTACGGCAGCCGACGCCTGGTATGACGCTATAAACGCGCCATTCTCCGGCGGCGCTCTGGATATTGATCTTATCCGATATGCGCGCTACACCGCAGCCCTGGGCGCAAGACCTAGCCCTTACGACGCGATGTTAGCCATCGAAGGTTTCCAACTCGAAGCGACCTTTGGAAC